CGGAAAAACTGTAAATCAAGTTAGTATCGCTAACTCTGAGTTTTCAAATGTAGAGTTTATATTAAAGAGTAATGGTCAATTTGTAGGATATACTACTGTTCCTCATAATTTCTTTGTTACTGATTTAATTAGCATCTCTGGATTGAATACATCTGGACTTGTTAACAATTCTGTAAGAGCATGTGGAGTGGCAACAGATACATTTAAATTATTTGCTGGTGTAGGAACTGCTGCTGCTACTGGCATAGTAACTTACTTTAGTTTAGATCCTAATGTGAAAGTTGATGTAAGATCAAATGATGTTTTAGGAATAGGAACAGAAAAAGTAAAAGTATTAAATATTGATTCTTTATCTTCAAGAATTAGAGTATTGAGGCAACATGATTCTACTACAGGAAGTGCTCATACTGCAAATTCTCTCATTTCTCAAAATCCAAGAACTTTATCATTTAGTCCTGATAGACAAGTTGAAAACTCTAATTTTAGATTAAATAATGAATTATATTTTAATCCTACAGAATCTATAGGATTAGGAACTATTGCTGGTGTGGGAATTGGATCTACTTTAGTTTTCTCCAATCCAGGCACTGGAATAAGTGAAATATTCATTCCAACCAAATCACTTTACTTTAAAAATCATGGATTGGATACTGGAGATGCTTTAACTTATAGAACCAATGTAGGTACTGCAATTTCTGTATCTACTGATGGAATAGATGGATTTGCACTTACTAATGGTCAAACAGTTTATGCTGCTAAGATAACTCAAGATTTAATTGGAATAGCTACTGCTAGAGTGGGAGTGGGATCTACTGGATCTTGGGTAGGAATTAATAGTAGTGTTACAACTTCTACACTGTATTTCATAGGTGTAGGAACTGGAGTATACCATAGTCTTAAAACCAATTATGATAATGTTCTATCTGGATCTGTTAACAGAACATTAGCAACTGTATCTACTGCTTCTACACATGGTCTTAAATCAAATGATTTCATTAATTTAACTGCTCAACCTGGAATTACTACTACTATAAAGGTAGCATATAACGATTATAATAGAAGAATTACTATAAATCCAAGATCCTTTAGTTCTTCAGATGTTAATATCACTGCTAACACTATTACCATTGCTAAACATGGTTATGTGAATGGACAGAAAGTTGTATCTACTGCTACTACTTCTCCTGGAGGATTAGTAGATAATGGAATTTATTATGCTTATATTGTAGATGAAGATACTATTAAGTTATCATCCACATATTATGATTCTATAAATCCAGCTCCTAAGGTAATTAATATAACAAGTGCTTCTGATGGTACTATTTCACCAATCAATCCTCTTATTAAAACAGAAAAGAATTTAAAAATATATTTTGATTTATCAGATTCATCTTTATCATTTACCAATAATGAGATCTCATATAGTGCCTTTAATTTTAATTTATACTCTAATGATGAATTAAGTTCTATATTTGATACAACAGCAGAAACTGATACTTTCAATGTTTCAAAATCTGGTAGAATTGGTATAGATGCATCTGCAAATCTTACAGTTAGTAAGGTAGGAGATATTAATGAGGATTTATATTATAATTTGATTCCAATCAATAAAACTTTAAATTCAGAAGTTAAGACTGGAATTGTTAGAGATAAAGATAATATTGATAATTCTAATACTCTTACTTTAGTTAATAGTTCTCTTAATGGTCCTCATCAAATAGTTGGTTTTGGTACTACTACATTCTCATTTAGTTTGAGAAAAGCACCTCCAAAATTAAATTATGTGGCAGCTGATGGTGAGTTCTTCTATGATACAAATTCTAAAAATACAGATGGTTCAATTAACTCTGTTGAGATAACTGGATCTGGAAGGGAATATAAAAAACTTCCAGGTATTAGTAGTGTTACTTCTATTAATGGAAAAGATGCATTATTAAATCCTACAAGTTTTACTATTGGTAGAATAACTGATGTAGATATTCAAGATATTGGATTTGATTACCCATCAGACAGAACTCTTAGACCTCAAGCTCAAATACCTCAATTAGTTAAATTAGATGCTCTTAGTTCTATTAAATCTATAGGAATTACTTCTGTAGGAACAAATTATTTAAATTCTCCTGGATTGGTAGTTTTAGATGGATTGACTCAGAAAAAAGTTGATGGTATAGATTTAGATTATCAATTAGGAGATACTGAAGTAACTATTTTAAGGAATAGTAGAACTTTAAATAATTTTAATCCTACTATTATTCCTGTTGATAATTCTAATGGAATTACTATTAATAACGTTGATTTTAATAGTGGAACTAAGGATGTAACAGTAACCATTGGAGCTAGCTTTAGTGATGCTGCAGATTATCCATTTGAAGTAGGAAAGAAAGTATTAGTAGAAGGTGTTAGTGTTGGAGTAGGAAGTACAGGAAAGGGTTATAATAGTGCAAATTATGATTATACTTTATTTGAAATTTTAGCTACAGATCCTAATATTGGAGGAACTTTGGGAACTGTAAGATATAACATATCTGATCTTATTACTACTGGAGAAATTCCTGGTACATTTGAATCAACTCTTTCATTTGGTAAAATAATTCCAGAAAGTTATTTCCCTATCTTCAAAACTACACTAAAAGAAAATGATTTTGAAATAGGTGAAACTATAGTTTCTGGAGATGTAGAGGGAGTTTTAAATTCTTGGAATCCTGCAAGTGGATATCTTAAGATATCTGCTGCTTTAGATTTTGAAGTAGGAGAATCTATCATAGGAAGATCTTCAGGATCAAAAGGAACTATTGTTGAAACTACATCTTATAATTCTCTATATGATGTAGAATCTACTGCAGTAGTTGAGGAAGGATGGAAAGATAATACTGGATTTTTAAATGATAGTTTACAAAGAATTATTGATAGTGATTATTATCAATATTTCTCTTATTCTTTACAATCAGAAGTACAGTATGAGAAATGGAAAGAAGTAGTATCTACTTTAAATCACACATCAGGATTTAAAAAGTTTAGTGACCTTATAGTTAAGAGTGAAACTAACGTTGGATTTAATACAGTTCAGAGTGAAACTAATTTTGAAGTTATAACTGATTTGATTGCAGTTATGGATATGAATACTGTATTTGATTTTGACTTAGTAAGAGAGAAAACTTTAAATATAGATTCTAAAATAATCTCAGATGAATTAGTCTTTGAATCAAAAATCCTTCAAGATTATAGTGAATCTGTTGGAAACAGAGTATTAACTGTTGATGATATTAGTGGAGATTTTAATGATAATGCTAGAACAGATGCATTTATGTCTGTTGATACTTTTAATTTAGCAAGTATAAGATATAGGAAATATTTCACTTATGTAAGAGATAAGAGATATACTAAAGAAAGACAAATAATGATAGTTTCATCATTGCATGATGATGTAGGTAACATTTATATTAACCAATATGGTAGAGTTGAAACTCCTAGTGATTCAGGTGAATATGGTAATGATCTAGGTTCATTTGATATGGATATTTCTGGTGATGATGGAAGACTTCTTTTCTATCCTGCAAAATATCAATATAACAATTATGATGTTTCTAATATTGCATATAACATCTCAGATAGTGTGACTGGAGTTGGATCTACTGGATTGGGAGGAATTGTTAATATTGTTAGTAGTACTACAACTATACCTTTAGGTATCACTACACAACATAATATTGTATCTTTTGCCACTACTTATAGAGCATCTAAAGTTTTAGTATCATATGCTGCTAGTGATTCTTCATATTTTGAGCATGATGAAATAACTTTGATTCATGATGGAACAAACGTAGATTTGGTTGAATATGGACAATTGAATACAGATAACTTAGGAAGTTCTGCTGGTACTCCTGGTCTTGGAACTTATAGTGCTTATATTGCAGCATCTAGAGTTCATTTGGATCTTCATCCTAGTGTGTCTACTGCAAGCACTTATGTTGCTAATACTTTGCATATTGACTTTGGAAATGCATCTTCTGCTGGTATTGGAACTACTACTTTAGATACTGCACAATTAGATTCTAAGTATACTGCTATATCTTCTAGTGGTTCTCCATCTGCCACTACAGTAGCAACATATGATCATGAAACTTATACAGGTGCTTATTATATCATATGTGTTGAAGACACTACTAATAGTCAATATCAAGTATCTGAAGTAATTCTAATAGATGATGGAACCACTGCTTATGTTACTGAATATGCTATTAACCAGACTGTAGGTAATCTAGGAGATTTTGAAGGTAGTCTTTCTGGAGATACAACTAGTTTAACATTTACACCATTAGCAGGTGCTAATGTTCAAGTTAGAGTATTCCAGAATGCTCTAAGAATGAGAGATGAGAATAATACTGTTACTGAGATTGATCTTACTAATGCCACTATTGATACTGGTTATGGTTCATACACTGCTACTGAAACTGATATTAAACGAGCATTTGAACTTAACCATAGACAACTTCCAATCTTTAAGAGAGACTTTGTAGGAAGTGCTACTACAGTAATTAGTCTTGCTGAAGATACTGTTAGAATTCCTGATCATTACTTTGTGACTGGTGAACAATTATCTTACAGATATACTGGAACAGGAACCACTTCTGCAATTGAAATTGAAGAACAAGCAATCACTGGATATGGTACTACAGACAAATTACCTTCTACTGTATATGCAGTTAAGGTTGATGATTCTACTGTTAGACTTGCTACTTCTGCAGAGAATGCATTGAAGACCACTCCAACTTATTTGGATATTACTGCTGTAGGAGTTGGTACTTCTCATTCATTTACTTCTACTAAGCAAAACTCAAGATGTATATTGAGTATTGATAATGTAATTCAATCTCCTATTGTTGCTACTGCAGTTACTACAATTATTAGTGGTGATCTATCATCTACCTCAGACACAATAAGACTTGCTGGTGTTACGTCTATTACAGGTGGTGACTTGTTAAAGATAGGTGATGAGATTATGAAGGTTGATTCTGTGGGATTAGGAGCAACTAATATTTTACTTGTTACTAGACCTTGGATGGGAACTCAAGTTTCTGCTTATGATGATGGAACTTTAATTACAAAGGTAGAAGGTAATTATAATATTGTAGACAGTACTGTCAACTTCTTTACTGCTCCTGTAGGATTAACACCAATATCAACTACTACTAATGAACCAGATGAAAGGGATTGGGTAGGTGTTGCTACTCATTCTACCTTTAATGGAAGATCATTCATGAGATCTGGTATCACTAATAGTGCTAGTGAACCATACTCTAAAAACTATATCTTTGATGATATCTCTGGCAACTTTACTGGATTAACAACTGAGTTTACTTTGAAGTCTGGTGGAAGTGACATATCAGGATTCTCTACTAGTAATGCTATAGTTCTAGTTAATCAGATAACTCAAGGACCACAAAGATATACTGGTAGTGTTTCTGTTCCTGGTGATTATACTTTAATAGAAGGTGGTGTAGGTATTAGTAGTATTCAATTTACTGGATCTATAGCATCAGTTACTTCAGATCCTAATAGTTCTAACGTACCTTTAGGTGGTGTTATTGTATCTGTTGGATCTACAGAGGGTGTTGGTTATCAACCTTTAGTTGCTGCTGGTGGTACTGCTGTGGTTTCTGGATTAGGAACTATTAGTTCTATTAGTATTGGTAATAGTGGATCTGGATATAGAACTGGTATTCAGACTGTGGTAAATGTAGGAGTTCAGACATTAAGCACTGGAACCCCTAATATTGAATTTATTGGTACTGCTGCCATCAGCAATGGTAATATTGTAAGTGTTGCTATTACAAATCCTGGTACAGGATATACATCTACTAATCCACCTTTAGTGGTTGTGGATTCTCCATTATCTTATGATAATATGCCTTTATTCTATACTTCATCTTCTAGTGGAGTTGGATCTGAAGGACGTGCTAATATAGTAGTTGGTTTAGGGGGTAGTGTAATAGATTTTAAAGTTACTAATGAAGGATATGGATATGGTGATGGTGCTGTATTAACAATTGGAGTTGGTGGAACAGTAGGTATTCCAACTGCAGGTGCTGCAACATTTGATGAATTCCAGTTAACAGTTCAGGAAGTGTTTAGTGATAGTTTTGCTGGTTGGACTGTTGGTGATTTCCAAGTTCTAGATCCTTTAGACTCCTTATTTGATGGTAAGACAATTTCATTTGCTTTAAATTTAAATGGAGCTCAGCAAACTATTCAATCCAAACCAGGATCAAATATAGATGTTGAGGTTGCACTCTTAGTATTCATTAATGATATTCTTCAGGTTCCTGGAGATGGATATGAATTTAAAGGTGGTAGTTTTATTACCTTTAAAGAACCTCCTAAAGTGGGAGATACTTCTAAGATAATTTTCTATCAAGGAACTGGAGCAGTAGACGTTACTAATGTTGATATTCTAGAAACAGTTAAGAAAGGAGATGAAATTAAACTATATGATCAGGACCTTTCATTAGAGGAGAATAAGAGAACAGTTACAAGCATTAATGCTTCTGACAGTCTTAATACTAATCTATATGCTGGTCCTGGTATTACTACCAATGAGACTTTCCAAAGAGCTGCTACTTGGTCTAGACAAACTGAAGATAAATTTATAGATGGAAATGCAGTAACTAAGGATAGACCTCATTATGAACCTTTGATTTATCCTAATACTAATATTATTCAAACCGTTGGGGTTGGATCTACTGTAATATTTGTTTCTAATGTAAGAACTTTCTTTGATAATTCCAAAGAAAATTATACTGGACAAACTGATATTAGAATAATATCTCAAGACAGTATAGTAGGAGCATCTGCCACTGCTTTAGTTTCTGCAGCAGGTACTATAACTTCCTTTGATATCACTAATCCTGGTGTTGGATATACCATAGCACCTACAGTATCAATCAGTCTTCCTATAGGATTATCTACTTCTCAAGGTGCTCAAGCAACTGCTAGTATAAGTGGAGTAGGAACTGTGAATGCTATTACAGTTTCTTATGGAGGAACCACCACTGGTTTTGCATATACAAATGTAAGTGCTCCTGCAGTTTTAATTGGAGAACCTAAAGTAGTTTCTTATATTGAAACTATTGAGGATGTTGGATATACAGGTGATTTTGGTATTATATCTGGTATTTCTACCACCTCAGTGGGAGTAGCATCTACTGCTATTGTCTTTGATTTACTTCTTACAAAAGAATCATTATTCAGAGATGCTTCTATAGTAGGAACTGCTATCACTGTAAGTGGAATTGCCACTGGATATTATTTCACAGTCTTTAATTCTAATGTAGGTAATGCAGTAACTTCTTTATATCAAGACGGAACTGTGGTTGGGATAGGAACTTCCTTCCTAGATAATGTGTATGAAGTTGCTAATGTCTCTATAGCACAGACTATAGGATTAGGAATAGGGCAAACTTATGTTGCTCAAGTAACAGTAAGTGTTCAAGATTATAATGGGTTAACTGGATTAGGGTATAGTGAATTCTTTGGTGAATATAGTTGGGGAAGAATTACTACTGCTCCTAGAGGATCAGCTAGAGAATTTACCTCATATGCTGGTGATAGTAATGGTTTAGTTGGTATTACAACTTCTCCTATAATTGAAAGAGTTAATCCGTTAAGATACTTAAATTATAATTCATAAATAACTAAAAATCTGCAAAAATGTCTGCAATTATAACTGATCAACTTAGAATATTGAATGCGAAGAATTTTGTGTCTGCTGCAACTTCTTCTGTTAATTCTTATTATTCTTTTGTTGGTTTACCTAATCCTACTAACTATTCATCTACTTGGGATGCTAATCCACCATCCCCTAAGGATAGTTTTGATCAAGAGGATGATTATTGGGATACTATGATTGCATTGAAGAAGATTACTGCTTCTGATGTACGTAGGGTAGTGAGTAAGCATACATGGACATCTGGTATAACTTATGACATGTATAGAGGAGATATTAGTAGAACAAATACAGCAAAACCATCTGGTGCAACTAATTTATATTCAGCAAAATATTTTATAGTAAATGAAGATTTTAAGGTTTATATTTGCTTGCAGAATGGAACAGATCCAGAGAACGTATCAGGCAGACCTTCTCTAGATCAACCTACATTTACAGATTTAGAACCAAAGGCAGCAGGTGATAGTGGTGATGGATATATTTGGAAATATCTTTTTACTATTAAGCCAGGAGATATTGCAAAATTTGATTCTACTAATTTTATGCCTGTCCCTGATGATTGGGAAACAAGCACAGCAAATGCTGCTGTAAGAGATAATGCTTCAAGTAGTGGACAATTAAAGATTATTACTATTACTAATAGAGGAGCAGGTATAGGAACTGCTAATAGAACTTATACTGGTGTTCCTGTAAGTGGAGATGGATCTGGAGCAGAAGCAACTATTGTTATTAACAATGATTCTAAAGTAGAATCTATAAACATAGCAAAAGGTGGATCTGGATACACTTATGGAAGTGTTGATTTAGTTTCTGGTGGAGTTCCTACAGGAACTACATCTCCTATATTTAATGTAATTATTCCACCTCAAGGTGGACATGGAGCAGATATTTATAGGGAATTGGGAGCAAATAATGTTTTAGTTTATTCTAAAATTGAAAATGACATAGAAAACCCTGATTTTATTACAGGAAATCAAATTGCTAGAATTGGAGTTGTAGAAAATCCTGAAGCATATGATTCAACTTCAAATTTAACTCTTTCTAAAGCTAGTGCTCTTTATGGTTTAAAACTTATTGGAGCAGGGTATACTACTGCTACTTTTGATTTGGATGGTCAAGTAACTCAAACTGTAGGAGTAGGATCTACTGCAGTAGGTAGAGTAGTTTCTTATGATCAAACAACTGGTGTTTTAAAGTATTGGCAAGATAAGAGTTTAGTTGGATTTAATACTAATGGTTCTTTAAAAACTGACCCTACTTATGGGTACTCATTACATGCATTTACTGCTACTCCTACTACAGGAGGATCTGTTAATATTGCAAGTAATGAGGGTACTTTAGGAATAGATACTAATTTTGGAACAACAGGTAGTCCTGGTATAAGTACTGTAATAAATAATAGAACATATTACCTTGGTCAGAGTTTTACACAAGGAATTTCTAATCCTGAAGTTAAAAAATACTCTGGAAATATAATTTATGTTGATAACAGACCTGCTATTACTAGGTCTGCTAACCAAAGAGAAGATATCAAAGTCATTTTGCAATTTTAAAGACTCATGCCACAGGAAACAAATCTAAACGTCGCTCCTTATTTTGACGATTTTGATGCATCTGACTCGACTAGAAATTATTGTAAAATATTATTTAAACCAGGACTTCCAGTACAGGCTAGAGAATTAACTGGAATTCAATCTATTCTTCAGGATCAGATTGAAAAATTTGGAAGTCATATTTTTAAAGATGGAAGTTCAGTTACTGGTGGTGGTGTTAGATGGAATCCAGGATATACTTCAGTTAGGATTCAACAATTTAATGAAGGTATAGATGTAGATTCATATCTTTATAAGTTAAAAGGGGAAGTAGTAATTGGTAGTGAGTCAGGTGTAAAAGCAAAAATTAAAGCTAGTGTAGCAAGAAGTGATTCTTATATTCTTTATATTTCCTATTTAAATACTGGAGGAGAAGATAATCAATCTTTTGTTGCTGGAGAAAGTTTACTATTAGATAATAATATATTAACTATAAGTGATGATAAAGTATTTCAACCAGGAGAAGCAGTTGCTCAAGCAACCCCTACAGATGCTGTATTCAGCGGATGTGGTGCTCAACTCTCTAATGGAATTTATTTTATAAGAGGATACTTTATAGAAGTACCTGAACAAACTATTTCTATTAACCCTTATACACATATTATCAATTGTAAAATTGGATTAGAAGTATCTGAAACAATTATTGGTCCAGATTTAGATAGCAGTTTAAATGATAATGCTGCTGGATATAGCAATTATACAGCTCCAGGTGCTGATAGATTAGATATATCAGCAAAATTGGTAGCTATTCCCATCACAGAAAATAAAATTTCTAATTTTATAGAAATGATGGAAATTAGAGCAGGTAAAATTGCATCTGTTACTAATAATAATCCACAATATAATGAATTGGCTGAAGAATTTGCTAGAAGAACTTATGATGAGTCTGGTAACTATTATGTTAAACCATATTCTATTACTCCTAGAAATACTTTAAATGATTATGAAGGAAATAATGGTCTTTTCTCAGCAGATCAATCTACTTATAACAATAATGTTCCTAGTGAAAATTTAGGAACTTATAAAATTTCTCCAGGAAAAGCCTATATTAAAGGTTTTGAAGTAGAAACTATAGTTCCTTCATTTTTAGATTTTCAAAAACCTAGAACTACAAAAACTTTAGAAAATCAAAGTATAAATTATGTTACTGGTCCTACATTTACTTTAAATAGAGTAACTGGTGCTCCTCAAATAGGAATAGGTACTGATTATACTATAAGTTTAAGAGATCAGAGAGTAGGTGCTGCTGCTACTACTGCTGCAGGACAAGAAATTGGTTTAGCTAGAGTCTATGATTTTGCTTTAGAATCTGGTTCCTATGATGCTTCTAATTCAAATATAAATGAATGGGATATTTCTTTATATGATATTCAAACTTATACTAATATAACTTTAAATACTGCTGCCACCTTACCTGTTCCTACTCACATTAAGGGAAAATCTAGTGGTGCTACAGGATATTTAAGATATGAAATAAACGCTGGAACTGCTCTGACTGCATATAACACTAAAGGTGAATTTATTACAGGTGAGCAATTTATTTTTAATGGAGTAGAGAGTGGAAATATTTCAGTAGGATCAACTGCACATAGTACTAGTGATATTAAATCTATACGTGGAACAGTCAGTACAGCAAATACATTTAGTGCTGATGTAAAACAAACTCCTATAGTAACTATAGGACAAGTTAATGTTAGTGCTGCTACTACTTCAGGATCATCTGCAGGAATTGCTACAGTTACAAGTACTGACCCTAATAAATTCTTTAGTGGTATTGCTACTGTTGGAAATATTGTAGAATATACTAATACTAGTATTAGTGGAGTTAATACTGTTTCTTATGCTAGAATCACAGGAGTTTCTCAAAGATCATTAACTCTAGCAGGAGTTACCACTGTTGCTGGTATTTGTGAAGGTGGTTTACCTACTATAATTGCTGGAGATAGTAATTCTGGAGCAATTAATCCCTCTAACTTTAAGATACTTACATCGCAGTTCCAATCTTCTACTGATAATAACTTATATACTGCTCTTCCTAATAAGAATATATCTAATGTAGATCTAACAGGATCATCAATTGTTATTAGAAAGGAATTTGATGTATCTATTACTAATAATTCAACTGGAGCTGTAAGTAGTGGAAGTGTTGATGAGACATTTTTACCTTTTGATGAAGAAAGATATGTTTTAATTAGAACTGGAAATGGTGTAGATGATTTTGGAGGAACAGAATCACTCTCAGCAGATAAGATTAACTTTAATACAGGATCTACTGAAATTACAATCAATGGTTTGGGTAGCAATAGTGCTGCTAAGTTGATTGCTACTTTGAGAAAAATTAATGTTAAGGAGAAAATTAAAGAAATAAAGAAAATTAATACTTTAACAGTAGTAGGATCAGCAAATTCAACATCTGGTATTGGAACTACCACATTAAATGATGGTTTAACATTTAATGAAGTTTTTGGAACTAGAGTTCAAGATGAAGAGATTTCTTTAAATGCACCTGATGTTATAAAATTACATGGTGTATTTGAATCTAGTGATTCAAGTGTTCCAGTTTTCCCTAAAGCAACATTATCATCTATTAATAGTTCTACAGCTAAGACAGGAGATCTATTAATTGGTGAAAAATTTGTTGCAAGCACAAGTAAATTTACTGGAATTTACGTTAGTAAAGATACTGATGCTGTTATCAATTATATTAAATTAAATGATGCTACTCTTAAAACAGGAGAAACTCTTACATTCTTAGAATCAGGAATTACTGCTACTGTATCTGCTCTTGCATTAGGATCTAATAAT